TGTGGCAACCTGCACTTACTGCGAATACTCCTGATACTATCTTGGGTAGACCAGTATTTACATCAAGTTATGTTCCTACCATTGCAGCTGGTGCAAAGACTATTGCATTTGGTGATTTCTCTTATTACTGGGTTGCTGATAGACAATCTCGTAGTTTCAAGCGCCTTAATGAACTTTATGCTGCAACAGGTCAAGTTGGTTTTGTTGCCACTCAAAGAGTGGATGGCAAGCTTATTCTTCCTGAAGCAATCAAGGTTCTTGCTCAAAAAGAATAATAAAAAATAGGAGGTGGCAGATATGATTGCTAATGAATTACTAAAACAGGTGAAAGAAAATTTAATCATAACATTCGACGACGATGACAGTCTTATTCTTAGTTTCATAGTTGCCGCTATTTCCTATGCGGAAAGTTATCAACATATAACTGAAGGTACTTATAGCGTTATGCCTATGTCAGCAACTACAAAACAGGCGATCATCATGCTTGCTTCACATTTCTATGAATCTCGTGATGGGAGTACTGGTGGTTTCTTCGCAAATACACCAAACGCATCAGAACAAGTATGGAAGACAGTAAATCTACTACTTAGAATGGATCGAAATTGGAAGGTGTGAGTATGGGCTTAGGATTAATGAATAAACCTGCAAAAATATGTGAGAAGACTTTTGCGACCGATTCTGAGGGCTTTTCTTCGCAACGTGTGGCGGTTTTGGCAAGTATTCGAGTGTTTGTCGAAGGAAGGCACGGAAGCGAACGTTGGGCGAATTTGGCGGCTTTTAGCGAGGCTACCGAACTCTTTCGCTTTAGGAAAATACCAAATCTAAATATAACGACGAAGCAATATATCATTTTTAATGATGAGGAATACGATATTTTATCTGTCGAAAATGTAAAAAGCAGGAATATGTATATTGAGGTTTTGGCTAAAAAGGCGGTGGCATCGAATGGCTAAATGCACTTGTAATTTACCAGAAGAACTACTAAAAAAACTATCTAAACTTGGAAACAAAATGGATGAGGTTAGTGAAAAGGTTCTTGAAGCTGGTGGAGAGATTGTTTTCGATAAGGTTAAAAATAATCTGCAAGGCGTATTAAGTGGAAATTCCACAGGCGAGCTTTTAAGCTCTCTTGGTTTAAGTAAGGTACTTTTAGGTAGAGATGGAAACCACAATATAAAGGTTGGTTTTGCAGAGCCAAGAAGGGACGGAAAATCTAATGCTATGATAGCTAATATCATTGAGTATGGAAAGTCAGATCAACCTGCCAAGCCGTTCTTGAAGCCTGCGAAAAGCCAGTCAAAGAAAGCGTGCATAGATAAAATGACACAAAAAATGGAAGAGGAAATAAATAGATTATGAGTGTTTTAGCTGATGTAAAAGAATTACTAGAACCTTTAAGTGTTCCAATAGCAACTGGTGTATATAAAGGAACTGCAACAGATACTTACCTAGTTTTAGTTCCAATGTCAGATACTTTTGAATTGCATGCTGATAATATGCCTAATGCCGAAGTACAAGAATTGAGAGTTTCAATTTATACAAAAGGTAATTACAAAAAAATAACAAATCAAATAGTAAAGAAACTATTAAATGCGGAATTTACAGTAACCGACCGCAGATACATCGGTTACGAAACTGAAACTGACTATTTTCACTATGTAGTTGACATAGCAAAAAATTATGAATTGGAGGAATAAATAAAATGGCAACAATTGGTTTAGACAAACTTGTCTATGCACCTATCACGGAAGACAAAAATGGTAACGAAACATATGGAACACCTGTTCAACTCGCAAAGGCGATCTCAGTTGATTTGTCTATTGAATTGAACGAGGCTATCCTTTTTGCCGATGATGGACAATCTGAAACGGTAAAGGAATTTAAGAATGGTACTATTTCACTTGGCGTAGACGATATCGGGAATGAGGCAGCGGTAGCTCTTGTGGGTGCAACGCTAGATAGTAATGGTGTACTTATTTCAGGTGGTGAGGACATCTCCCAATATGTAGCAATAGGATTTAGAGCAAAGAAATCAAATGGAAAATATAAGTATTATTGGCTTTATAGAGTATTATTTGGAATCCCTGCAACCAGTCTTGCTACTAAGGGCGATTCAATCACTTTCTCAACTCCAACTATTGAAGGGGCTATTTATAGACGCAATAAACCTGATGGAAAGAATAAGCATCCATGGAAAGCAGAAGTTACTGAAACACAAGAAAACAGTGAAACAATTAGTGCTTGGTACGATAGCGTATATGAGCCTGAATACTAAGGAGGTAAACAAAAATGGCAGATGAAAGAAGCGCAGTCATTACGATTGGGGAAAAAGAATATGAACTACTTTTGACAACTAAAGCAACAAAAGAAATTGCTAAAAAGTATGGTGGTCTTTCTAACCTTGGGGATAAACTTGTAAAAAGCGAAAATTACGAAGATGCAATTGGTGAGATTGTTTGGCTTATTGTAACGCTTGCCAATCAACCTATTCTTATTTTCAATTACAAGAACAAAGGAAGCGAAAAGCCACTCTTGACTCAAGATGAAGTGGAACTTTTAACAACACCACAGGATATTGCAAACTTTAAAGATGCGATTACTGAGGCTCTATTGAAAGGGACAAAACGAAATATTGAGAGTGTAGAAGTAAAAAACGCAGTGGGCGAGTAAGTGACGAAGAGTTGTTTACTCGTCTTTTATATTATGGGCTATCGCAATTGCACTTGTCACAAGATGAAGTGTGGATGATGCCCTTTGGACTTTTACTTGACTTGTGGGAATGTCATAAACAGTACAATGGCATATCTAAGCCTAAAGTAGAAGTTTTTATTGACGATATTATTCCTGAAGGAATTTAAAAAGAGGAGGTGAACGCAAATGGCAGATAGTTTTGGTTTGAAAATTGGGCTCGAAGGTGAAAAGGAATTCAAGTCTGCACTTGCATCAATAAATCAATCTTTCAAAGTATTAGGATCTGAAATGAAACTTGTAGAGAGTCAGTTTGATAAAAACGATAATTCAATGCAGGCATTAACCGCAAGAAATGAAGTGTTGCAAAAATCAATTGATGCTCAAAAGCAAAAGATAGAAACCTTGCGTTCTGCCCTTTCTAATGCAGCCGAATCATTTGGCGAGAATGATAGAAGAACACAAAATTGGCAAATCCAATTAAATAACGCACAGGCCGAACTAAACAAAATGAAAAAAGAGTTGAATGCTAATACATCGGCTCTTGATAGTGCAGGAAAAGAAATGGACGGTGTTGCTAAAAGTGCTGACGATATGGGTGATGATATCGAAGATGCTGGAAAGTCTGCAGAAAAGTCTGAAAGTAAGTTTAGCGGCTTAGGATCGGTCTTAAAGGGAATTGGTGCTGCTATGGTGGCAGTCGGAGTAGCTGCTACTGCAATGGCTGTAAAACTTGGTAAGGAAGTAATCTCTGCTTATGCTGATTATGAGCAGCTAGTAGGTGGCGTTAAGACTTTATTTGGAACTGAAACATCAAGCGTAGAAGAATATGCAAAGTCTGTTGGAAAATCGGTTGATGAAGTACGTGATGAATACAACAGTCTTCTTAACGCACAACAAAAGGTAATGAATGATGCCGATAATGCTTATAAAACCGCAGGTCTTTCGGCTAACGAATATATGGAAACAGTTACTTCATTTTCTGCATCTCTTATCGCATCACTTAATGGAGATACGGAAGCAGCTGCAAATAAAGCTAACCAGGCAATCATAGATATGGCTGACAACGCCAATAAAATGGGTACTGATATGTCTATGATTCAAAGTGCTTATCAAGGGTTTGCTAAACAAAATTACACGATGCTTGACAACCTTAAACTTGGGTATGGTGGTACTAAAACTGAAATGGAGCGTTTGCTTGCAGATGCATCAGAAATAGCAGGTGTTGAATTTAGTATTGATTCTTATGCCGATATAGTCGATGCAATCCATATTATTCAAACGCAAATGGGTATTACTGGTACTACGGCAAAAGAAGCAGAGTATACGATAACTGGTTCGATTAATTCACTTAAATCGGCATTGCAAAATCTTATAACAGGATTTGGTAATTCTGAAGCGGATATCAAAGGCTTATGTAATAACGTTGTTGATGGCTTTAAGGCAGTAGTAAAAAATATTACGCCAATCATTGGAAACATCATATCGGCATTACCAACGGCGGTAGATGCCCTGATTAATGCTGTCGGCGATTTGCTGCCTACATTTCTTACAATGGTTACTAACTTGTTCTCGGAAGTCCTAGAAACGTTGCTTAATTTACTACCTAGTCTAGTTCCTGCGGTAATGGACGCTTTACTTACAATAGTAAATACGCTTATAAAGAATTTACCGCTTATCACAAACGTAGCTGCAAAGATCATAACAAGCCTTGCTTCAGGCATTGCGAAATCAATGCCAAAACTAATACCAACTATTGTTCAAGCTCTGATAGAGGTATGCGAAACATTAATAGCTAATCTTCCTATGCTCCTTGATACGGTTCTTCAAATTGTGAATGGCTTGGCAAAAGGGATACTCGATTCGATACCAATCATAATTGATGCATTGCCTAAGGTCATTTTAGCGATTATAAATTTTATAATTGGCGCAATCCCTCAAATTATAGAAACAGGCATCCAACTATTTACTAGTTTGATAGGAGCCTTGCCAGAAATAATCGAGGTGGTAATAGAGGCAATTCCTCTTATAATCGACGGAATCATTAATGCTATTGTTGAAAACTTACCACTCATAATTGATGCAGGCATTAAACTATTTGTAACGCTCATCCAAGCATTGCCTGAAATAATTGCAATGATACTAACAGCGATACCTAAAATCATTACATCGATTATAGATGCGCTTATCAATAATATTCCCTTAATTATACAAACGGGAATTGATCTATTTACTTCGCTGATTACAAATCTTCCAATGATTATTATGGAAATAGTAAAAGCTGTGCCACAAATACTTTCTGCCATTATTAATGGATTTAGCAGTGGTTTTTCACAAATGGCGGATGTAGGAAAGAACCTAGTTCGTGGCTTATGGGAAGGCATACAAGGCTTAGCTGGATGGATTTGGGATAAGGTTAGCAACTGGGCAGGAGATTTATGGAGCGGTATTAAAAATTTCTTTGGCATTCACTCTCCATCTAAAAAGATGGCTTGGATCGGCGATATGATGATGGAAGGCTTAGCAAATGGTATTGATGAAACGGCAAATGAAGTACTAAGTTCCGCAAACGGAATGGTCAATAATCTAAATAACGTATTTGATGGTTTATCTGCTGATATGAGCGAAATACCAACCGATTTTAATGTTTCGAGTGCTACTAATTCCATAAATGGTGGTGCAAAGGCAAATCAAGGTGGGTTGGTGCTTCAACTTAGTATTGGCAACTTTAACAACTATTCAAATGAAGATATCACAAGTTTGACTGAGGAAATAATGGAAACTGCAGGCAATTTTGCAAAAAGGAAAGGAGTAGTGTTCGCATGAGTTATTTTGTTTTTAATGGGATTTCTAGTGAGAGTATGGGAATTCGAATTCAATCTAAAAGTGTATATTCTGCACCAAAATATGATCTATCTTTAACCTCTATCCCTGGACGAGATGGTGACCTCATAAGTCTAAATGGAAGATTTAGCAATATAACTATTTCTTACAATTGCTTTTTACCTGCAAAGTCTATTGAAGAATTAGCAGAGAAAATTACTAAGGTAAAAAATTGGCTCTATAAAGAACCAGGCAAGTACCACGATTTAACTGATAGCTACGATAAAGAATTCTTAAGGAAAGCCTTATTTAATAGCAAGCTAGATATTTCTGATGAATGCATGAAGATAGGAGTGTTCACGATTTCCTTTTCGTGCAAGCCACTTAGGTATTTGATTTCAGGACTTGTGAAGCAAACATATTCAAGTGCGGTAATTCTTACAAACGAGTTTAGTTTTACTGCTAAGCCTTATATCAAGGTAAATGGCAAAGGGGCAGGAACACTAACTATAAATAACAAAATATGGCATTTTGAGACGCTAAACGGCTATATAGAATGCGATTCTGAACTTATGAACTATTATCACGATACAACGCTTAAAAACGACAAAGTAACTGGTGATGGATTTCCTACTTTTGAGTATGGTGAAAATCATATCGAGTTTAGTGGCGGAATAACAAGCGTTGAGATTATTCCAAGGTGGGTGAGCTTATGATTCCGATTCTATATAAAGAAGATGCAATTGATTTTTCTACATTTGGTATAGGTGTGCTTGCCGATACTGTCTCATGCTTGGTAACCGAAGAGCGAAACGGTGCTTATGAATTGACTTTGAAGTACCCTCTTAATGGTTCTTTGTATGGCGAAATAAAAAAGGAACGCATCATAAAGGCAAAACCAAATGACTTATCTGATCCACAGGCATTTAGAATATACAGAATTACTATACCGATTAATGGGATAATTACTATTTACGCTGAGCATATTTCCTATGATTTAATCAATATCGGAGTCATCCCATTTTCACTTATTAATGTCGTGCCTCAAGTTGCAATCGATACATTGCTTAAAAAGACAGTTCTTCCAAATAACTTTACTTTTAGAACGGATTACACTGCTGCAAAGGACTTTGAAGTTAAAAAGCCTCAAAGCGTGAGAGCTTGTCTTGGTGGAACTTATGGCAGCCTTCTAAATAAATGGGGTGGTGAGTTTGAATGGGACAATTTCTCGATAATCCATCATAAAGGTAGAGGAAGTAACAAGGGTGTCGTAATTGAGTATGGCAAGAACTTGACGAAGCTTGACCACGATAGTGACATTTCTGAAATCTATACAGATATTTTGCCTTATGCAGTTATTTCAAGTGGCGATGGGAATGATGTCGTTTGCACTCTTAGTGAACAGATTTTGCCTATAACAACTACCTTGACCAAAAGGAAAACTCTTATAAAGGATATGACGGATTCCTTTGATAGCGATGAAGAAATAACCGAAGACAAATTAAGAGAAAAAACTCAAAAGTACATAAGTGATAATCCGCTTGGTGTAGAAAATCGTACAATTACAATTAGCTTTGAACCATTGTGGAAGCAACCTGAATATTCTGCACTTTTAGAACGAGTTTCTCTTTGTGATACTGTAACGGTAAAGCATTCAGAAATTGGAGTATCAGTTAAGACAAAAGTGATAAAAACGACATACAATACTTTGCTTGAGAAATACACGAGCATCACGCTTGGCAGTGCAAAATCAAACTTTGTTAAGCAAGTGCAAAATATCGAAAGCAAGATTGAATCAACAAAAACGAAGGTGGATAGATTTCCCTCTCTTTTAAATTATGCGATTAACAATGCCACAAAGCTCATAACAGGAAATTCTGGAGGGTATGTTATTTTGCACTCAGCTGCTAAGGATGGCAAGCCTTACGAGTTACTTATCATGGATAAGCCCAATATCAACGATGCTTTGAAAGTGTGGAGATGGAACGTCAACGGGCTAGGTTATTCCAAAAACGGATACAATGGTCCTTACGAAACTGCTATTACATCTGATGGTCAAATCGTAGCTGACTTTATTTCTTCAGGAACGCTAATGGCGAACATCATTAAAGCAAGCATCATTTCTTCAAAAGATAGTAGCTCTTATTGGAATATTGACACAGGCGAAGTGGTGCTAAAAGCCTATGTTACAAACGATGATTTTGATGGCAAGGTGAGTGAAATCGACGAGAGGGAGTCGAAGATAGAATCCAATATCAACGGTCTTACAAGTACTGTATCTTCAATAGGCAAACGAGTCGATACTGCTGAGAATGATATTTCGAGTCTTGATTGCGACGTTACCACACTTACTCAGAAAGCTGATGCGATAGAACTTAAGGCAAACACCAACGAGAAGAATATTTCCTCTCTTACGATTGCCTCTAATAAACTTGCATCAAAGGTTGAATCGAATGCAAGTGGCATCTCTGTTTTGGAGCAGACAGCAGATTCAATCAATGCTGCTGTTTCAAAGAAGGCGGATTCGGAGGGAGGAGTTTCCTCGTCATTTGGATATAAGCTCAAATCTACAGGCTTTGAACTTTACTCCAACAATAAAACCGTTATGAAGGTAAACTCCGCAGGTCTCGAAGTAAATGGAAAGATCACGTCATCAGAAGGTGAGATCGGCGGCTTGACCATAACAAGTAGTGGCCTTAGCTACTCAGGCAACTGGAATGCCGCCTTTAGAATCGGAGATCTTTCTACCGATCCAAGAATGCCTACATATGCGATATTCTCTAGGACGCAAAGAATCGACAACTGCATCATGGGCTTCAAAAGCAATTCATACGGCGAAAACTTCTGGGCTGAATTCAGACCCGAGGGATACTGCACCTTCATGTCAAGCGACAGGGACGATGCAATAATGACTGGAAAGATTCCGTACCTTTTCCTTAAGGACGTTTGCTGGTTACACAGCCCTCTTGGCTCATCATATGAGGGAAGTACGGCTACGTGCCCTCAAATAATTGTTTTTAACTACACTGTTGCTAAATCGAGTTATTCGACAATTGACCTCGATGTCTATGGCATCAATGAGATAATTGGGGCATCTCTTACTGAAAAGGACACGCCAAGCACAGGCTCGAACAACCAGTGGTTTTCAATCGATAAAAAGAAAATCACCATCCATAACACCACGGGAGGTTCAAAAACATATTCAGTGATAGCGATTGCTATATAGGAGGGACTAATGAAAAAAGTAAAAATTAATGAACAAGGCTTTGTTGAAAGTCCGTATATCAACGATGCATCAATTGAGCGTGATGTTAATGATGAATTATATGAAAAGCTCATGACATGCACCATAGGAATGAACTGGCGATTAGTAAACGATGAATTTATTATGGTTGATA